TAGCAGAACTACAGGATTTAGAAGTTTCTGTAGTAAATATGACAGAGCAAGTTAATAATTTGCAAGGCTCTGTAGATGTAGTGGTAGAAGAAGTTGAGAATCTTAATAAGTCTAAAGCATGGACTACCAATAAATTAAGAAACTTAGAAATCTTTGCTGAAGCAATGGATACAGAAGCTAAGAACTTACGAGCAGACTTAGCTGACTTACATCTTTCAGTAGAAGCCCTAGCTAGTAAAACTGAATCAGAGTTTGAGGTTTTATCTTCAAAAATAGATACAGAAATAGTTTCTGAAAATGAGGCTCTAGCAGACCAAGAAATTGAGACCCCTTATGAGGTATCAAATGAAATGGATAAAGCCGTTACCGAGCCTGTGGCTTGTCCTCAACCGGTAAAAAATAGGAGTTATTCTTACTTCATACAGAATGTTAGTTTGAAAAAGTCAGTTGCCTTTAGAGTAATCTATGACTTAAAAGATGGAGAAGTTTTAAATGTTGAATTTGAAGCTAACCCACCAATGAATTTAAGAAGACCAACCATTAGGTATCTGAACAGTTTATATTTTGCTGAAGCAACTGCTCAAAATTGTTCCATGCCTTTCAAGATAAATGTAAACTAATGAAGCAAACTATTATTTTAGATAAAGATAACTTTCAAAAGTTTGATAGGTATGTGGTTAAAAATCAAGACGATTTAAACTGGACTTACTCGGTAGAACTTTTACACAGTAAGTATAAAGTAACACTATTGAATGAGGGAACTGTTTCCCTGTATGAAATAGTTAAACAAATGTCATAAATTCTATTGACAAACTAATTTAGACATGCATAATTTGATATGTAAACAAGCCAAAAGGAGAAATTGATTATGGCAATACAAGAAGGAATAGCCTACTGGGCTAGTGTAACGACACCTAACACTAAGTTTGAGCCTGTGTATACAGTTGACTTAGTGGTTAGTGACGAAGTTGCCAACGACTTTGAATCTCGTGGTTATAAAGTAAAAGAGATAACTATGAATGACGAGGTTGTTGGAAAAGCAATAACTTTTAAAAGAAAGGTGAATGGTCCTAACGGAATGGTTAGACAACCACCTAAACTTTTAGATGGCAATAAAAATCCAATAGATGAACTTGTTGGTAACGGCTCTAAGGTTAGAGTCCAATACAATGAGTGGGAGACTTCTAATAAGTATGGAGACTTCAAGGGTTTGGATTTCCAAGCTATGCAAGTTATTGACTTAGTGCAATATAAATCAGGAGATGGCTCTGAATTTGAAGCCATCGAAGGAGGAGAAGAATTCTAATGGTTATTAGTATTAGAAACGATAAAGGCGAAGCAACTAATTATGATATCAATTTGATTGCAGACCAACAGAAAAAAACCAGTGCAACTGTAATGGTAAATAAAGTTGGTAACTTGCAAGTCATACTTGAAGCATTAGATTTTGCAAGCCGTACTCATAGAGCAAACTTAGAAGACCTTTTAAAGGGTTGTCCTGAGGCGAAGACAGAAGAGCCGGCTACTGAAACCGAAGAGGAAGAAGAAGTCGAAGCTGAAACTGAAGTAGCGGAAGAGAAAAGCTAACTATGAGTTTTTGGGTAATGTATCCTAATATTACTCAGCATTAAATATAAATGGGGTGTCTTCGGATACCCTATTTTTTTGAGGGTCAAAGATGGAATCAGATTTAAAATTTAAAGATTGTCATTTGCCTTGTCCGGCTTGTGGCTCAAGCGACGCTTTGTCAGTAAATGAAAATGGCTCAGCTAAATGCTTTAGTTGCGATGAATTTTTTCCGAAAGGGGTAGAAGACACAGGAACGAAAAAGAATAATAGTATGACGAAAACAGTAAGAGAACTTAATGCTCATGGCGGAGTCTTTGCTAAACTTACAGACCGAAGTATAGCTAGAGAGACTGCTGAGAAGTATGGAGTTAAAACAGTTTATGATAGTGCAGGGCAGATAGCTCAGCACATCTATCCGTTATACATAAACAATGAGCTGACTGCTAATAAGATAAGGTATGTCAGAGATAAAAAGTTTAGCTATGATGTAAGCCCACAAGGAGTTGGTCTGTTTGGACAACAACTCTTTAAAGAAGGTGGGAAGTATCTAACGATTACTGAGGGAGAGTGTGATGCGATGGCAGCCTACGAGTTATTGGGTAGTAAGTGGGCTGTCGTTTCTATTATCAAGGGAGCGGCAGGAGCGGTTAGAGATATCAAAGAAAACTTAGAGTATGTAGAAAGTTTTGATAATGTTGTGCTTTGTTTTGATAAAGATAAACAAGGCATGGAAGCGGCAAAGAAAGTTGCTAGTATTTTAAAACCGGGCAAAGCTAAGATAGTAACACTACCTAATGGTTACAAAGACGCTAACGATATGTTGGTTAAAAGTAAGTACAAAGAGTTTACTTCAGCTTGGTGGGACGCTAAAGTTTTTACACCCGGTGGTATCATTAGAGTATCAGAAAAGAAAGACCAATTCTTAGACCGCCCTCGTAAAGAAAGCATACCTTACCCTTGGGAAGGATTGAATCAAAAACTTTACGGGCTTCGACAGGGCGAGTTAGTTACTCTTACTGGTGGTACAGGACTAGGTAAGTCTAGTGTAACTCGTGAGCTAGAACATTGGTTAATTAAAAACACCGAAGACAATGTAGGTATCATAGCCTTAGAAGAAGATTGGCGAAGAACAGTAGATGGTGTCTTGTCTATCGAAGCAGACGCTCGTTTGTATGTTGACCAAGAACGAGATAAGTTTGATGAAGATACTTTAATGGATATGTTTGATAAAGTCTTTGAAGACGATAGAGTTTTTATTCATGCTCACTTCGGCACTAATGAGATAGATGATATCTTTGCTAAACTTAGATACTTGATTGTTGGTTGTGATTGTAAATGGGTAGTAGTAGACCACCTACACATGCTTGTTAGTGCCTTGGGTGAAGGAGATGAACGAAGAGCCATTGATAATATTATGACTAGGCTTAGAAGTTTGGTTGAAGAAACCAATGCCGGTTTAATTTTAGTCTCACACCTAAGAAGAGTTGATGGTAACAAGGGACATGAGAATGGTATTGAAGTTTCACTATCACATTTGCGAGGTTCAAATAGCATTGGACAACTTAGTGATTGTGTGATAGCCTTAGAAAGAAATCAACAATCAGACGACCCTGATGAAGCTAGAACAACTCGGTTAAGAATATTAAAATCAAGATATACTGGCGATGTTGGGGTAGCTACTCACTTACTGTACGACAAAGAAACAGGGAGACTATCTGAAGGTTATGACTTAGAATTTAATTCTGATGAGAAACAATCTTCAATAGAATTTTAATGGAATTAGTATTTGATATAGAAACAAATGGTTTACTTTGGGAATCTTCTTTTAAGAATGAAGAAGGGGAAGTAGAAACCTTACCACCTGCATCTGTAATCTGGTGTATTGTTGCTATTGATAATCAAGATAATGTTTATACTTTTAAACCTTCTCAAATTGACGAGGGCATTGAGTTTTTAAAATCTGCTGATGTATTGGTTGGGCATAACATCATAGGTTTTGATATTCCTGCTATAGCTAGAATCAAACATGTTGATTTATCTGAACATGTTAGAATCATTGATACTTTGACCCTATCAAGATTGCTACACCCTACTCGTGAGGGTGGGCATAGCCTAGAAAAGTGGGGTTGGAAACTCAACTGCCCTAAGTCAACTGCTCCTATGTTTACTGAATATAGTGATTCAATGTTAGATTATTGTGTCCAAGATGTAAGGTTAAACAAGAAAGTTTTAGAAAAACTTAGGAAAGATGGAGTAGGTTTTGCTAAAGAATCAGTAGAAATAGAACATGAAATAACAAAAATACTAACACAACAAGAACTAAATGGTTTTCTTTTTGACGAAAAACAAGCCATGGAATTATTAAGTTCTTTGAATCAAAGGAAGAAAGAAGTAGAAGATGAAGTACATGATACTTTTAAACCTAAGTGGGTTCCTATCAAAGAGGTTACACCTAAGTTAAAAAAAGATGGTACTTTATCTAAGTCAGGTTTAACTACTATAGAATATGAAGAGCGAGTAGCTGATAATGATATTACTCCTTTCACTAGAAAAGAACTTAAAGAATTTAACTTAGGGTCTCGTCAACAGATAGGACAATATCTAATAGACTTTGGTTGGAAGCCAAAAAGATTTACTCCAACCGGACAACCTATTGTAGATGAGGGAACATTAAGTAAAATATCACATATAAAAGAAGCTCAATTAATAGCTGAATATCTATTAATACAAAAACGAGTAGGACAAATTGAATCTTGGTTGGATAATATGAAATCTGATAACCGTGTACATGGAGCAGTAATATCTACGGGTGCCATTACAGGTAGAATGACACACAGAAATCCAAACATGGCTCAAGTCCCTGCTGTTTACAGTCCTTATGGTAAGGAATGTAGAGCTTGTTGGATAGTGGCTGAAGGTTATAAGCTAGTGGGCGTTGACGCTTCAGGATTAGAATTAAGAATGTTAGCCCACTATATGTCAGATAAGGAGTACATAAATGAAATTATCAACGGAGACATTCACACAACTAATAGAAAGTTTGCTCGCCTTAAATCAAGAGATGAGGCTAAGACTTTCATCTATGCACTTATATACGGTGCCGGAGATGAAAAAATTGGAAGTATCATTGAAGGAAATAGAAGGGATGGTAAACGGCTGCGAGAACAGTTTCTTAATAGTCTACCAACACTTAAGTCTCTTAAGACGAGAGTTGACCGAGCAGCTGGAAAAGGCTTCCTTAAAGGACTAGACGGAAGAAAAATATTTTTAAGACATAAACATGCCGCTTTAAATACTTTATTACAGGGTGGAGGAGCTATAGTAATGAAAAAAGCTTTGATACTTTTAAATGATAAACTTAAAACTTGTGATATTGATTTTAAATTTGTGGCAAATATTCACGATGAATGGCAGATAGAAGTTAAAGATTCTCAAGCCAATCAAGCAGGACAATTAGCAGTACAAAGTATTCGAGATGCCGGAGAGTATTTTAACATGCGTTGTCCTCTTGATGGTGAATTCAAAGTAGGAGACAATTGGAGTGAAACCCACTAAAAAAGACCGGAAGAAATTTGATATAGATTTAAAGTTCGGTAGTATCAGAGAAGACAAAGTAGCAGAGATGCTATGTAATAAACGAATAGAAGTCAAATCTGAAAGAGGTATGTGGATGGATACTGGAAACATAGCTATTGAATATGAAAGCTATGGTAAACCTTCTGGTATTGAAGCAACTGAATCAGACTATTGGTTTCATCATCTTTGTGTCGGCGATAAAGAATACTGCACCTTAGTATTTCATACTGAAGTTTTAAGAACTATAGTTAAAGAACTAGATAGTTTTAAAACCGTAGCCGGAGGAGACCACAATGCTAGTAGAATGTGGTTAGTTAATTTACAAAAGCTATTTTCATCTGATGTTATCAAAGCTTTTAAGGACATAGAAGATGAGCAAAAGAAATAAAAATTTAGATACCTTAGTAGAAGATATCTATAGCACTATCGGAGTTCTTTCCGACGGTAAAAAAATTAAAATACCTAAGAAATTAATAGAAGAACTAGGTGTTGATATTGCTAGTTGTGTGCAAGAATGGGCTACTCCAGTAAAAAGAAACAAAGCAACTACTCAAACCCTAAGAATGTCTAACATAGGTAAGCCTGAAAGACAGTTATGGTACGACATGCATGAGGAGAAAGATGAAGACTCTGAACTACAACCTTCTACCTTCATTAAATTTTTATATGGACACATCTTAGAAGTGTTACTAATATTTTTTATTAAACTTGCAGGACATAGAGTTACAGCTGAACAAAAGGCTGTATCTGTTAAAGGCGTTAAAGGACACATGGATTGTAAAATTGACGGAGAAGTAGTAGATATTAAGACTGCTTCTGGTTATTCTTTTAGAAAGTTTAAAGAAGGCACACTAGCAGAGCAAGATACCTTTGGATATATGGCTCAGCTTGCCGGATATGAAGAAGCAGAGAAGACAAACGGTGGTGGATTTTTAGCATTCAATAAAGAAACAGGAGAATTAGCCTTGTTTCGTCCTGAAGAACTTGACAAACCTAATATAAAGTCTAAAATAGATAGAGTAAAAAAAATTATCAAGTCGGATTCTCCACCTGATTATTGCTTTACTGCAGTACCGGAAGGTCAGTCTGGTAACATGAAGTTACCTAGAGAGTGTACTTTCTGCCCGTATAAATTTACATGTCGAGCCTCTTCCAATGATGGAAAGGGTCTTCGTGTGTTTAAATATGCTAAAGGACCAGTATATTTTACCAAGATAGTTAAGGAACCTAATGTAGAGGAATTATTATGAATGGAAAAAAAGCAAAAAGATTAAGAAGAAAAAGCGAAGAACTATTAATTCAATGGTTGCAATCAATGGTTCCAGAAGGAGAAGACGCTACTAGGATTAGTTTAAAGAACTTAAAAGAATTTTTACCAGAGCAAACTCACATCTATGCTAACAATAGATTCATGTTGAGTGCTTACTCATTGCGTTGGTTTTATAAACAAGTAAAGAAAAACCCAGATATAACATTAAAAGAATTAGGAATCCCAAATGTATAAATTTAATGAAGATGATTTAATAGCAGAACTAAAAGATTATATTGATGATACATACAAACAACACTATGCTATAAATAAATATCAAGCTACAGATATTATTATAGATGCAGGACATGGAGTAGGTTTTAGTATTGGTAATATAATTAAATATGCTAAAAGATACGGTAATAAAAATGGTTATAATAGAAAAGACATTATGAAGATATTACACTATGCAATTATATTATTATACATTCACGATGGCACAGACCCTTATATAAAAAAGGATAATAATGGTAGATAAAATAGGAACAAAAGAATACTTAGGTATAAAAATAAATTACGACAATGAAAAAATTTTAGATAAATTTAGTTTAGATACTTTAAAAGATAGATATTTTACAGGAGAAGAAACACATGCACAAGAAGCATTCGCAAGAGCCTCCGTCTTCGGAGCCACCTTCAAAGGTGTCACAGATTTTGAACTCGCTCAAAGACTTTATAACTACAGTTCCCGCTGTTGGTTTATGTTTAGCACCCCTATACTTAGTAACGGGGGAACCAAGCGTGGGCTTCCTATTAGCTGCTTCCTTAATTATGTACCTGACAGCAGGACTGGTCTTTCATCTCATTATGATGAGAATATATGGTTGGCAAGCTCGGGTGGAGGTATTGGTGGATACTGGGGAGACGTTCGTAGTAATGGTATATCTACTGCTCACGGTAGTAAGTCTACTGGTTCAATCCCCTTTATGCATGTTGTAGACTCACAGATGTTAGCCTTCAATCAAGGTGTAACAAGACGAGGTAGCTATGCAGCATACATGAATGTTTGGCACCCTGAGATTGAAGAGTTTATAAATATGAGAAAAGAATCCGGTGGAGATATAAATAGAAAATGTTTAAACCTACACAATGGAGTTAATATTAATAATGAATTTCTTAAAGCAGTAGAAGAAGATGCTGATTGGAGATTGATAGACCCTAAAACAAATGAGCCAACTAAAATTATTAATGCCAGAGAACTATGGTGGCAAATAATAAATGCTCGTGCTGAAACAGGAGAGCCTTACATTGTTAATATAGATAAGTGTAATGAAGCTTTACCACAAAAACAAAAAGACTTAGGTTTAGAAATCAAACAAAGTAATCTATGTTCTGAAATAACTTTACCAACAGATGAAGAAAGAACAGCTGTTTGTTGTTTATCTTCAGTTAATTTAGAACACTTTGATGAATGGTCAAAAGATTCTTTTTTTGTTGCAGATTTAATAACAATGTTAGATAATGTATTACAACACTTTATTGATAATGCTATTGATACAGAAAAACTAGGAGAATATAATGCAAATTTTAAAAGGTTTAAAAAATACATACGAAAAGGTAAAAGAGGTTTTACTAAAGCTGCTTACTCAGCTTACAGAGAAAGGTCGATTGGCTTGGGAGCGATGGGGTTTCACGCCTACCTTCAATCTAAACAAATCCCTTTTGAAAGTATCTACGCATCTGGATTTAATCATAAAGCGTTTAAACACATCAAAACAAAATCTTTGGAATCTTCTGAAAGACTTGCTGATTCGAGGGGGGAAGCTCCTGATATTTCTGGTAGTGGGCTTAGGTTTGCTCACCTTCTCGCTGTTGCTCCTAATGCTTCTTCTAGTATTATTTGTGGCGGAACATCTCCTTCGATTGAGCCGTACCGTGCTAATGTTTATACACACAAAACTTTATCCGGAAGCTATCAAGTAAAGAATAAATATCTTGAAAAACTTTTTAAGGTTAAAGGAATTAAAGGTAAAAAATTAACTGAGTTATGGAAAGATATAGCCGGACAAGATGGTTCTGTTCAGCATTTAAAAGTATTAACTGAAGAAGAAAAAGAAATATTTAAAACAGCAAATGAAATAAATCAAATCTGGGTTGTAGAACATGCACATCAAAGACAAGATTTTATTTGTCAATCTCAATCAGTAAATTTATTTTTTGTTTTACCTAAAGCTACTGAATCTCAAGCAATACACGATGAGTACATGCAGTATGTTAATGATGTACATTGGTATGGAGCTAATAAATTAAAATCTTTATATTACTTTAGGTCAAATGCAGCTAGGAATGCTGAGAATGTAAATGTTAAAATACCTAGAATAAAATTAGATGAAGGCTGTATAGCTTGTGAGGGATAATGCCTAAGAAATCAAAGCTACAGTTTACAACAGGGCATCAACCAGTAACAGGAGCAAGAGGTAAAAAGACTTCTATTGGGAGAAACAATGTAGGTTTTTCTCGGATGAATAAAAACAAAAAGAGGTCTTGGAAAAAATATAGAGGACAAGGATAATGGATGTAAATTGGGATAGCCTATCTAAATGGGAAGATGATAATGAAGCTCTTGTTATTTGGGTAGTAACTACAGATTGTATCCGTGCTAGAATGAAAGAACTTAATTTAGAAGTTAAAGCAACAGATGATTTAATGTATGAATACATGTACCATACTCGTAGAGGCTGGGAAATGGATGAAATAAAAAATATGTTTAAAGATTTTGTTATACAAAAATTAAAAGAGGAAGAGTAAATGAAAGGAGAATTATTTAAAGCTTTAGAAAAAAAATATGAAGCACAAAAAACGATAGCTAAGACTAATTTAAAATTATATCTTAGTGACCCAGTTGCAGTAGCTGACCATCCTGATATGGTTGAGACTATTGATAAGTTATTTAAAGACTACGCAGAAGCAGTAGAGTATATTAAAATATTAAGAGAGTTAGATTATGAGCTTGTTGGGAACGAGAGAATACTATAAACCATTTGATGATGCTTGGATGTTTGACTACTATGTCTTACAGAACCAAATGCATTGGATGCCAGAATCTGTACCCTTACATACAGATGTCAAAGATTGGCAAGACCTTACTGATGTAGAAAAGAATTTACTTACACAGATATTTAGATTGTTTACTCAATCAGATGTAGATGTAGGTGCAGGTTATATTGATAGGTACATGCGTATCTTTAAGAAACCAGAAGCTAGAATGATGATGGGTTCTTTTGCTAACATGGAATCTATTCACCAACATGCTTACAGTTTATTACTTGATACTGTTGGTATGCCAGACAATGAATATAAAGCCTTTGCTGAATATGAAGAGATGTCTGACAAGCATGAGTACATCCATGATATTAAAACAACCAGACAAGATAAGAAAAGTATAGCTAAAACTTTAGCAGTCTATTCAGCTTTTACAGAAGGGCTACAATTATTTAGTAGCTTTGCAATCTTATTAAACTTCCCAAGGTTCGGTAAGATGAAAGGCATGGGACAGATAGTTACATATTCTATTCGTGACGAATCTATGCATGTAGAAGCAATGACAAAATTATTCAGACAATTTATACAAGAAAATATAGATATATGGACAGATGAATTTAAAAAAGAAATATATCAGATATGCCGAGAGATGGTTAAGCTTGAAGATAAATTCTTAGATTTAGTTTTTGAAATGGGTAACATTCAAGGATTAACTAAAGAAGATATGTATAAGTACAATCGTTACATCGCAGATAGAAGACTTTTACAGTTAGGTCTTAAAACTAACTACAATCAAAAAGAGAATCCTCTTACTTGGATAGATGAAGTAATGGGAGTTGAACATCAAAACTTTTTTGAGGGTCGAGCAACTTCTTATATGAAAGCAGGGCTAAGAGGACGACAAGATAAAGTTACATTTAGTAACTTGGAGAATACAAATGAGCCAGAAAGAAGCGAACCTAATAAGCTTTAAAGTATTACTGACCAGAGAAAACAAAATAGTGACAGAACTTAGTATGCTTCCAGAGAATGAAGTTGATAATGTGTTTTCGATTTGTGAAAAAGAAATAATTAAAAATATTATTAGAAACGCAAAGACTAAGTTAGACCCTTTACATAAGTTTTTAGAAAGAGAAGTTAATGCTTTAGTAACAAATGAAGTTTGATTTAGAAGAATTAAAAAATTCCAAAAGGATATTTAAGTCGGCTACTCCGAAAGGAGATATGTCTTGGTATGTTAAATGGATATCAAGTTTTATAATTGTAACTGCTATGTCTTTACGAGGCGTAGAAGGTATGCAATTATATGATTTAAGTTTATCTATTATAGGAGTATCAGGTTGGTTGTTCGTAGGATTACTTTGGAAAGATAGGGCATTAATAATATTAAATGCAGTTGGTCTGTTTTTTTTAATAAAGAATCTTATTACTGTAATATTTTCTTAATTTTTTAAAAATTGACCGCATACAATCTCGTGTAAGACATTCTTTTAATGTTAGTAATGATATCCTTTGGATTTTTAATAAAAGTTCTTAGAGAGCCTCTGAGTAGCTCTACGAGGATTTAGCCTTATTTTGAGGGAAATATATGGTAATTGGCTCTGATTTACCCTTGACCATAATACTATCTATCTTTTCGTAAGCAAAAACATCACCCGCTAGTTCTTTAGTGTACTCAGAAATAATAATCTTCCATTGTTTGTAATCATTTCTGCCAGCAGTTGCTTCAAGTCTAGCTGATAAATTAACTGCATCACCTACTACTGAGTAATCAAATCTAGTTTCACTTCCCATATTCCCCACAATACAAATTCCGGAGTTCACTCCAGTCCCTACATTGATAGGTGGTAAGTCTAATCCTTGTTCTTTAAATTGTTTATTTAGTTCTACTGTTGCTTGTTCTATTTCTATCGCAGATTTAATAGCTAACTCTGCATGATTCTTACAAGGTAGAGGTGCATTCCAAAATGCCATAATACAATCGCCCATATACTTATCTATGGTTCCACCATTAGCTAGTATAATTTTTGTCATCTTATCTAAGTAAGTATTAATAAGTTCTACTAGACCTTCAGGGTCATCATTATTTTTAAATACTTCTGAAACAGGAGTAAAGCCCATAATGTCAGTAAACAAGAACGTCATCTCTTTTCTTTCTCCACCTAGCTTAAGAAGCTCTGGATTTTTCTGTAACATGGCTACCATGTCTGGAGATAGGTAAGTTCCAAATTGTTTTTTAATCTGTTGTCTGAGTTTGAACTGAGTTCTAAAGTTTAAATAGAACTGTTGAGCAGCTATAACAAACATACTTATCAAACTCCAAGTAACATCTATTAGATATCCTATAGAAATAAAGTAATATCCTAAGTAGGCTACACCGGACATTGCAGTTCCTGCTAATGCTATACCCCAAGTAAGTCCAAAGTAACTAACAACAAAAGCCACCAACAAGACTGAAGTGCATAATAATAATAGTTCAACAAACAATCTATAGTCTGGTATCTGAGGTGATTCAATTAAAATACTTTCAGCAAGAGCCGCTTGAATCTTGTGAGGTTCTAATAAGCCCTTTGGTGTAGCTAGTTGAGGCATTACTCCTGCTGCAGTAACACCAACAAAAACAAACTTACCTTCAACATTCATTTCTTTTAGTGTAGTCTGTGGTGTGTCAACCCAGCTAATCCATTTCCTACCCATACTATCTGTATTTATTTCTGGTAGACCCCTGACTCTTATTTGTTCTATTCCATTTTCATTTGTTTTTATTTGATAGGTTGAAGCATCTACTAAAGTTTTTAATACTTCAGTACCAAAAGCAGCAACCCAACCGTCGGGTGTTTGTTGTAATAAAGGTAATCTTCTAACAAGGTTATCTACATCTACTGGAGCAGATACCGCACCTTGAGAAGCAGAACTTTGCAGTTCGGGAATGTTTTGTAGAAAGCCCGTAGCTTTAGGTAAGACTACATCTGGACCAAGTATAACTGTACCATGTGTTTTTGGATAATCTCCATTATTAAATTCAGGCATAGCTAAGATACTAGGCGAATAACTTAGAGCTGTACTAAAATCTTTATCGCCGCCAAATCTATCTTCTTGAGGAAACAGTATAACCCAACCAACTCCAATAGCTCCGTTGTTTAATAAATCAATTTGAATTTGAGCAAGGTCTTGTCGAGGAAAAGGATAACCACCTTTTTCTTGTACATCTTCTTCTGTTATATTAAGAATAACAAAATGTCCAGAAGGCTCTGGAGTTTCTACAAAGGCATCAAAGGTTTTTAATCTTAGTATTTCTAAGGGTACAAAATTAAAAAGTAAAGGCACGATTAGCAGGGCTAATAAAGGTATAGACCACTTCATATTAACTACTCTGTTTAATTGTTATCTTAGAAGAGCTACCACCATTAACAATAATCTGTGTACTTTTACCGTTCTGTACAAGTATGACTGTATACGAAGCTGATTTATCTAAATCAATTCTTATAGTATCTTCTAAGGCTTTGTAGAAAGTTAAAGTATTATCAGTAGTAAAAGTATTGATTTGTGTTTCAGCATCAAAGCCAAATGAAGTTCCTTTTAAATCTAAGTCAGCTTGTAATAAAGTTTCTGTTTGGTCAAGCTCATTGATATCTTCAATAATATTTAAAAGGTCTTCAAGAAAATTTACATCAAGATAATTTATATCAAGCTCATTAAACTCTAAATCATCTTGAGCTAAATAGTCTACATCTAAGTCTTCAAATTCTAAATAGTCTACATCTAATATATTATTACT